CAAATTCGCAGGAGCGTAAACAATCTTGCCCGTGCTATCCACCAGCGTGGCATTGCTGCCGCGTGTGAACGTAACGCGGGTGTCGAGCGACGGCGTGAGGAAGTCTAGATACAGCGACGATCCGCTGTACGGACTACTTCCTGCAAAGCCTGACATAAGGCCGGTAGCACCGCCCCACAGACCTTGGGTGTCCCTGTACAGGCCAACACCAAGGGCAATGCCAGACGCGCCGCTGTACAGGCTCGTTGACATTACTAGTTCAAGCCAGCCTGAACAACCGTAAGTACCGCAGAACCATTACCTGAAGTTTGCTGAAGACGCACAGAAACAGGAATATAGGCATAGTTGCCCTGACGGTTAACAGTCTGTGCCACCAAATTCGCATCTGGATGGCTGAACCACGTAGGCGTAACCGCTGCATCGTTTGGATTATCGAGCGTCTGTTGAACAGTGTAATTGACCGTGCCCGTAACAACAATCTGAAGAGATACGTTGGGGTTGCCTAAATAATCCATGATGACAGACGTTGAGTTTTTTGTGCCCGCAGAGGCGTCAGATGTCGTTACAACAATAGGGCGCATTATCTTATTCCTTTAAGAGTCTTGACTAGCAGTTCCATGCTTTCCTAGCCAGACGAAGCCGTGACTTCGGATCTTTGGCAGCCTCAGGGAACATCTTCATTTGTCCGGCAGATCGCGCACAGTAACTATCTCTACGCTTTCCACCTTCGGGTTGCGGGCGTTTAAGATTGCTTCCAGTGGCTGCATTGTACGCCTTACGGCCAGCTTCATTGAGGCCACCCTTCGGGTTCTTATGCTTTGCCTTGAACTGGAAGTCCTTCTTCGCCCGCATTACAATCTCCATGAAACTAGGGCGACCCGAAGGCCGCCCCAATCATTAGGCTTGTGTTACGCCATAGAGGCCCGTCTGGGTATCTGGATCAGCAACGAAGACCCAAAGCGTCAAACGCTTTGTACCATTGGCTGCATCTGGAACCGCAAAGGTTCCGCGAACATCGCCAGTAGTGGTCGTAGCTGGGCTTGTCGTAACAGCAGCTGTAAACGTGCCGGTTGTAACAAATGCAGCATTCCAAGCGGTTTGCACATAGTTACGGCTGTCTGCACGGATAGGGAGGCCAAAAACATCCGTTGAGCCAACACTGGCGTTACCAGCAAGAAGAGGCGAAACTGCAACTCGCGTTACAGTCTTAAATGCTTTCTTACCAGAAACAGTTGTTGTCCCGTTAAACGTAATAGCTTCCGACATCGCGATCCCGTAAGTATCAGTACCTGTAACGGTAGCAATTTGAGATGTGTCACCAGCGTTACTTGAAACAATTGAAACTGCACGAGGCACATCCAGAGTAGCAACCCCAGCTGTCGCAGAAGCACCGTTTATGGTAAGGTTACCAGCTACAGCAACAGCCTGAGCCGCCGCAACAGCTGTTGCCGACAACGTAGCAGGAACAATGTCAAAAACATTGATAGGCGACATGAATGCGCCCGGTAACGAAGCCGTACCGTTATAAGCAAAGTTTCTACCTGCCCGGACACCATCAGAGAAATGAGTCATAAATTATCTCCAAAATTAGGGAGGTGACGGATGCCACCCCCCTTATCCGATTAGGAAGCGCCCTGCGAACCCCAGCCTGCGCGGAAGTTCGAGCAACCGAACGAATAACGCTCAATGGCTTTTGCCTTGAGGTTGTCGGTGTCGAAGTCCGTGTAGACATCGGTTTCGAGAGCTTCACGCTCGTAGTGCTTGAAGCCGTTTGGAGCGTCGGTGAGCAAGAACCAGCCGTTCGTGTCGGTCAGGAACATGTTAACGCGATGACCCTGCGGAACTGCAGAGTTGTTGTAGATTGCGTTAATGTCGTTGTTCGCTGTATCGACGCGGAACTGCGATTGAAGTAAACGAGTTGCTGTCCACTGCAGTTCAGCTGGAACGATGAGCTTCGTAGGCTTTGTCATGATGCGGAGGCCCGCAGCATCACGGAAGCGCTGAACGCCAACGATGGCATCCTGAAGCGACGTTTCGTTCAAGTCGGCCTGTACCGTAAAGGTATTGGCAACTGTTCCGTTTTCGATGGGGTGAGCCGTCGAGAACAGAGGTTGACCATCACCAATTGGGAAGCTGGCTGAGAAGCCGTTGTTCAGCACAGATGCGCCAAGCACTTCCTTGGTCTGTTCCATCGACTGACGAAGAGCCTTCGCCTGCAGTGGGAACGACGATTGGTACAAGTTGTCCTTGATCGCCTGACGGGTGATGATGAAACCAATGCTGGTGTAACGGTTTACATAGTTCGTTACAAAGCGCTGGCCCATTTCGCCGTAAGAGGTCGAAGCACCTTCTGCCTTGATTTGCGCCAAGCCAAGCAGCTTAACTTCAACTTCGATTTCAACAGCCTTATCGGATGTGTGCTTCTCGAAGACTTCCGACCACTGGCCCGGATACATCGGATAGTCGCCAAAAACAGCGGCTAGACCGGGCCGAAGCAGGTCGCGGATTGCGGTTGTATTAATAGCCATTTTAAATTCCTTCTACTGGCTTATCAGATGCCGGTGATACCGCTACGATATTGGTGGTTGTTAATGACAACGTGCCAGTTAGCAAAAGAACCAACAGCGTTACCCGGAGTCGGATCAAGCTGAAGGATCTTGCAGTTTAGCGTAGAAGTCACGGCTTCAGTCGTATTATCGATAGAAACAGCGGAAATACCCGTCGCGGTTGAGCCAGCAGTGTACAGGAAGTTAATGTTCAAGCCACGGTCAGCCAAAGCAAGCGGAGTGCCAGCTGCGCCAAGGTTGTTGGTTTCCTGAACCGAGAACACTGTATTCGGATCATCAATCACGAGAGCCTCAACGGTCGAGCCGGTGAGAACACCCGGATTGCCCGGCCAGTAGTTCTGGAACGTCACGACGCCAGTGCTGCTGGTGTACTTGACACCCCAGAAAACGCCGATGCAAGTAGCTCCAGCAACGCCTACACCAAGTGTGCCGTCGGCCAGAGTTGTTACAGGATCGCCTTTAAAGAGGGCAGTCGCGTAGGTGCTTGTGATTTGGTAAGGGTTAGTCGCGCCAGTCCAAGCAGAACCATCAAGTTTCTTGACGGGCTGAAAACCATTAGGCGCATTCGTTCCGTAAGACATACGGTTTCTCCATGCTAAAATGAATGATTCGGCTTTAACCTGCCTGCTAGGTGACGCGATACGTTACGCGACATCGAATCGACTACCCGCCGTAGGAGTGGATACGTGACCACTATCGCAGTGCAGGATACGTAACCTGCGTCGAGGATACGATAAATAACTCAATTTAATATATTGTCAACAACATAAAAAAGCCCCCGCCCAGTTTCCCAGACGGAGGCAGTTCCCACAGCGTGTATCAGAACGCTGTGGCCGGAGGTTTAATCCTTAAACGATGTAACACGCTCAAACGATACGCCGCTATCTTTATCTTCAAAGCGAGGCAAGTTTGGATCGTTCTGACCAGTCCATGCCACATCTTGCAAAGTTTCGATATTCTCCAGATCGCGATCTTGGATGCGATCATTAACATCCCGTGTGGGGCATTCACAAAGCATTAGGCCACCGCGACGTATAACCTGAGCTTCCATGCCTTCATAGCCGGGAAGGGGAGGAGGAACCATTTCAGGGTGGCGTGATGCAGGAACTGGAGCCCAGCCCTTGATCATGCGATCCGTCATATTGTCTGGATCGGGTTCATTCAGTGTTGATTCGCGAACCCAAGCATATGTCATGTTCGCTGGAATTTTATCCTTTGGAACGTATAGCTTGGACTGGAAGTGGGTTTCAGGACGCTTGCGCATACCGGATTCCCGTGACTCTGTTGCGCGTGTTTGCGAAACTCTCGATGCTCGTGCCATCATTAAGATCCTTTATTCTGCTTCATCATGTGAATTGCGTAGTATTTTTCAGCCTCAAGATCAGTCATGCGACCACCCTTGGGACTACGGATTGCACCCGACTGGGCAAGCTGATGCGCCATGCGGCGTTGGTCAGCAGACAGGCGAATTGACTTAGAAGTTCTGCCTTGCTGGTTAGGCGCACTGCGCTGGACAGGAGCAATATTAGAATCGCGTGACATTGGCGGCGTTCTCTTACTTGGGGTTGATACGCTAGAAAATGCGTCAGGATACTCCTTGCGCATGTGTCGGTCAATTTCCGTGAAGTAATCAACGCCACCAATTTCATCGTCACGACCTTCAGAACGATACCGACGCTCGATGCGCCGTGCATATAACGTGGCCTCTTCATGCATCTCAGGATCAAACTCAGGAGACTGTGGTTGGAACCAATCGTTCTTCTGAATCCATCCAGCAGTGCGAGGCTCAAGTGTAGTCTGAGGCTCAGTTTTTGGCTGAACTTGCTTTTGAACCTCTGGGGTAGATACCTTTTGCTCGGCTTCCCAATTCTCAACACCGCTAAGATCGTTCTGCAGTTTGTAGTAAACGCTCTGCAGCTCAACAATCTGCTCACTGTCGCCCATAGAATGTGCATCCATAAGACGCTGCTTAACGGAGCTGGCTTCATTAATGAGATTGTTCTTGTAGTGCGTCATCATTGCAAAGTCAGACTGCTGACGCATCTGAGCTTCATTCTGCAAGCGAGACTCGGCATCCTGCGCACGCCGCTCAGCATCAGCTGCCTTGCGAGATAGCTCAGCTATACGCTTGTCAGGCGAACGCTTGCGCTTCGGAGTCTCTTCTTCTTCCTCAGGTTCTTCTTCAGCATCTTCTTCTTGCTCAAGCTCTTCTTCCTCAGGCTCTTCTTCCTCAGGCTCCTCTTCTTCATAATCAGCAAGGCTTTCACCAAGATCCTCTTCAGTGATCTCAATGTCTATGTCTTCTGTGGGGCCTTCTTCCGTGTATGGAAGTTCTGGAATTTCATTTTCTTCATCCATGTTCTATTCCTTAAAAATTGCCAGCGGACTTGCCAGACTCGACATCTTCTGGCCCAGAAATAACCGCCATGACGCGATCATCTGGTAGAAGTGCCACTGCAACACCGCGATAGGAAACCATTGTTGATTCGTAGCGCGGGATTAGAATCCAGTCGCCAACCTTGCACCACGGCCCGGAACGCTCGAACTTTTCACCCTGATAGGCTTCGGGCCCCACAGCGCACACCAAGGCAGAAACCGAGGAATACTTGTCTTCAGCGCGAACCGTGTCAGGCAGGTAAAGCGTCACTTCCGTGCCGTCTTCCTTCTTGATTGTCTTCAGTTCTTCGGGACGTATATAAATTTTAACAGCCACAAGATAACCAGCTGGCCGCATATCAAACGGCTGGCCTGTCATCTCTATGAACTGCTCATCGATGAATTGCCTTGCAAGCTCTTCCTCGTGCGGTTCAATGTTACTCATGTTCATTAGTAATGACTCCTTATTTTTTGTTCCGGTATTTTATCATCATCAGGCTGCATCATACGCTTATACTCGTCGGCGATGACTTGAATTGCAGCTGTATAGCCACGCACCAACGCATTACCCTCCAGAACCTGAAGGGCAATCTCTTCTACCGACGATGCAGGAACGTAACGATCCCCTTGGCTCGACGGCTTAAAACGTGCATTTAATGAGTATTCTGTGGCGCGATCTCGCAGCTCACTGATACGCTCAACCGCTCTGCGGCTTAGTTCCTCTGCGCTCATTTACTTTCTCCGGTAATTTTTTATAGTTCTTCGTTGCAGCGGTAAAGTCTTCGCCCACCTTCTGCGATATTCCAACCTTCTTAGCAAAGGCTGGGTTGTGCGCGACCGCGCTCATAAGACGAAACTGACGTTTTGATCTTGATGGCACGGTCGCGCTCCCTTGTTACTTGCCGCGTATTTTGTTCATGGCATGTATGATTTTGCCTTCGGGTGACATCATGCCTTTGCGAACCTTAGCAGCACCACCAGCAGCTTTCTTGACAGGCGTTGCTGTCTTCATAATGGTTGGCGATACAAATCCCGGACGTGTCGGTGTCTTTGGACGATCCATACGATCATCCCGCTCTGACTTACGCATATCTTTCGATTTGTCTTTTGACAGCCGACGCATCATTTCTGGTGACATCACTTTTGCGTTTGTTGAAGCTACAGTCGTAGATCCACCAACAGCCTTCTTCGTGACCTTGCCGCCCTTCTTCATAGCGCCGGAGTCATAGTTTGCCTGAGTGCTAGGAGGGCCCTCGTTAGTAGTTCCAGATGAAGTGCCTGTGCGTGTTGGGCGAACACGATCATCACGGTCTAGCTTACGCGCATCTTTCATGCGGTCGCGCTCTAAATCGCGGGTATCTCTCATGTCTTGACGATCTGACTTGCGCTCATCTCTCATGGTTTTACGCTCTAGCTTACGCGCTTCTCTCATAGGGTCATTAAATATTTTACCCATTGCGCTTGCGCCTGTCGTTACCGTTCCGCCAACTGCTTTCTTCATGACTTTTCCACCTTTTTTAAATGGTACACTTGCTGTAAATCCATAACCCCTTGGTGGGTTAGTATTAGTAAGATTACTCAGAGTAGTCTTGGGCTGACTAATAACCGCAGGAGATATTGTTGGGCCAGCGGTAGGGGTTAATGGAGGCAAGGGATTGGGCACAATTGATCTGCCGCCGCTACTACCGCCACCAGTAAATGACCTTTGCTGGGTTGCAACAGGAAGCGTGTAGCCTCCCAGACCATCTAAGCCATTATACGATCCACCCGTATTAGGGTTGCCAGTGACCACAATGTCGCCACCATTTGCTTTCTTAACAATTCTTCCCCCGTGCATTTTTTTAACAGGAGATTTACCAGAACCGCCAGTAGACATCAGCTTAGAAGCCTGCACATCCGTAGGGATTAATCCGCCATCCATCATGCGGCCCTTCTTCACAGAACCACCAACCTTATAGGTAGGGATAGGACGGGCGTTAGCACGCTCCTGAAGCGCCTTTGCGCCATTTGGTTGTTTAGGCATAGGCGCAGCATTCTCTGGCCCAAAAATTGCACGAGCCTTGGCCCGCAAGTCAGTCATCTTCATTGGAAACCTCCATTACTACGCAGGGCCTCGGACTGTAGCTTCATTGCCGCAATCCTCTCTCTTGAAGCACGGTCTTCCGCGTCAGTCTGTGCTTCTAATTGAGCCCTTGCCATATCGACTTGAGCGTCAAGTTTACTGTCAGCATCGCGCTGCTGAATCTTAGCCTGCTCAAGCTGGAGCATGGGGTCTGGCCCCGGAGGCTGAGATTTATAGGATGGCGCAAGCTGCTGCATGGCCTGTGCGACCATAGCCGCAAGCTGATTTTCAATCTCAGGTGGCAGCTGTTGTCCGGGAGGCGGTAATGGCTTGCCAATGATTTGTTCGACCTGCACCCGCATCTTCAGAGCCAAGTGCTCATTGATGTGTGCCTGTAGCGATGGGTTTTCTTCAGCAATCGGCGCGTGTGCCGCGATGTGTGCGTCGTGATCCTGATACTGCGCAGCAACCAACGGTTTGCCCATGAGCGCGTTCTGGTTCTCAGACAGCGGATCCAATGGCTGTGGCTTATCCTGCTCAGGCAACAAGAGCAATTCTATCTTTTCATCATCAATACCCATCTCAACATACATCTGACGATAGGCTTCGCGCATATTATGCTGGTCAGGCTGCTGTGTAGCAAACCGCAGCAAGGCTTCTGCCCGCATCATGCGCTGTGCCGACGATGAAATGTTTGGATCACTTACAGGGATGACATCGACGTTATCCGAAAAGTCTTCCCGCATGATTGCCGACATTCCACCGCGAACAGGGAATGGATACGGCTCATCCGGCAAATACTTACCGAACAGATTTGCAATGAGCTTTAACTCTCTGCTGAATGACTTGTGTGCCCTCTTGAGGGTCGCCGACTGGAGTCGGGTTGCCGCTTCCATAAGAGCCACAGTCGTTCCAACTGGGGCATCCTGTCTGCCTTCACCCACGGCAATCTCCGCCGTGTTTGCAAGATTCCGCGCACTCTCATACGTTTCCTTCAGCAATGCCAAAGAAACCTGCGAGGGCTCCTTGTAAGGCATGGTCATAATTGCGTTCTGAATCGGCATCCCGCCCGTGTCAATTTCACGGAACTCGGTTGGGCCGATCCCAATGTTGTTATCATCAAGGCGCATGCCCTTGACGCGCAAGCCACCGGGGAAGTTATTCAGTGTGGCTGCGTCAATCAGCTGGCGGCGTATCTGTGTCGCCGTCTTTGCCGAGTTACCCAGTAAGTGTGCATAGCCAAGGCCATAGAAACCAACGCCGGGCATTAGCTTATAGTGAACGAAGTTACCCTGACGCTGGAACGTAGGATCGTCTTTTACATAGTTCCGATAGATCGAAAGAACCTTACGGCTACCCTCTTCAATCGTAACAATATACGGAAGGGGAATACCATCCTCGTTCTCGAAGCCTTCAAGATTCAAGTCAGCATAGATCTCGTAGATCTTGTATTCTTCTGTGCCTTCTGCACCCGGCTCAACGCCCTGAACACCATCTACCTGAGCCTGAATCGGTGTCTGGCTTGAATCATCCAGCTGTGGATCACCAACCTTGAGGTCGCGATACACACCAGCCAACTGCGCCAAGCGAAAATTGCGGCGAGTCATAGGCGTAATGTGGCAGAAACGTGGCGAGGTTTCCAAATCGGTCGTGCCGTATGCAACGATGAAGTTGTCAGGCAAAACAAAGCGGCTCACTGGGCGTCCCAGCATCCTGTCCTGATATACTTTCTTGAACGTCGAACCCACCAGCGCCAACCAAAACAGCATCTGGTCAAACTCTTCGTAGAACTCAGGGGCCAATTCCGTAAGGTAAAGGTTCATGAAGTCCTTAACCCGCGAAGCCTGCGCATCCAGCTCTTCATTCGCAACGCCAATGACCTGCGTCTTAACCGGCCCGGCTGCTGGCAGTAACTCACCACAGGCCACAGCCTGCCAACGCACGACAGCTTCTGCCAAGAGCGGATCGTAAACGCCACACGCACCTTTAAACGGCGTCGTGCGGTCTTCGATCTTCAGACCCATCAGCTTGATGCCCTCGGACATCGTGTTTTCCCAGTCGCTGCGTGACTGCTTGTCTTCCTCAACACCACTGAGCAACATCTCGCCCAAGCTATTCAAATCCATATCGTCCATGTGCAACGCTAGATTCGATTCGTGTTCTTCCTGCTCTTCTTCATCTACCGCAGGATCAAAATCAACCTCAACGCCACCATCATCCATTTCGGTGATCTCAGCGCCATCGACCATCTCAGGGCCACCTATTTCAATTTCAAATTCTGCTTCGCCCTCAGGCATCTCAACGTCAACACCACCAATACCCTCGAACTGAGGACGTAAGGTATCTTCGATTGTCATCGGTTTACGGGCCATTAAATATACTTTCTCTGGCTGGCAATTGAACCATCATCAACAATGATGCCACCATCGGCATGTCCATGCGGCAAAACCAATTTTGATTTCTTTTCGTATTTCTTAAAATAATCTTCCAAAGGTTTTACCCCGCCAGCATTAGTTACATTAGTTGGAGATGCGTAAAATGTCCAGCCATCCTTATCAGAGCCAACCCATTTCCCAGCAGGGGGAGCATCCTTAGCCTTTGCCGCTAGGCTATCATCAGAATAAGTGATGTGATTGGTTTTTTTATACGTATCATCTAAGTGACCAGTAACGGGATCAGGATTAATCCCGGCATCATAGGCAGCACGCACATCGTAATCCGGAGTTTCCCGGATCTTATGTGTCTTTAACCATTCTTCATATGATGGACGTTCTTCAGCCATTGTGCCTCATACTAATAAAACGCAGCGCGTTCAAGCGGAACATCATACACTGGTTCATATGGGTTATCTGTATTGTGAACCCAGCCAGACTGCTTAATCCGCAGGAATGCCATTGTCATAGTATCCACCCAGTCCCTAGAGTCCGCAGCAGGAAACTGCACACACTGTTCCATAAAGTCACGCGCCCACGGCCTCAGCTCATCGTATGACGGCTTCATCGCCGGAAGCCACACTCTACCATTTTCAATCAAGTCAGTCACCAAACGAACACGCGCTATCTTATCACCAAACTTATCAGGATTAAACGGCGTTGCAACAATTCCTGCACGACCCAAGTCCTGTATCAGCATCTGGCCGTTCGCCTTAGCCTCCACCAGCACTGTATCCGGCTTGCGGTTCTTTGATACCTTGATGGGCACGCGATAGTTATCGTCCCTGTAATCCAACGCCATACGCTGCACCATCCGCCTCAGGATAGGCCACTCCGCCCGTTCGCGCCACACCGACAACAGTATCAGATTCGGTATATCATTCTCATCGTCAAACACGCCCCATGTCGTGGACGCACTAAACGCCGACGTCTTGTTCGCCGTCAGCGCCGTATCCCATGACTGTATGACGTACTTCACCTCCGGCGGATCGGGGGATCTCCACCACTTAAACCATGTCTGATCAATGATACCACCAGCATCCACAACCGGATTCTGCTGATACAACGATGACCAGATACGGCTCGTCGTGGAAGGCTGGCGGCGGATCTTCTCCAGTTCCTCTTTCGGGAACTGCTCCGGCCAAAGCGCATCTCCGGGTTTTCGCCCCAAAATGTCATTATCCACCGCCAGTGCGGGCAAAATCACCCGCTCCCACTTTTCACCCTGACCATCCCGTTCGCCCTGATCCAAGCGACCCATGTGGTCGCCCAAATGCCAGCGTGTTCCTATCAGGATGATAGGGGTGTCCTTGTTCTTACGGCGCGTGAAAAAATCCGCACCGTACCAAGCCCATAATTTATTCCGCTCACTGTCCGACTCAGCCGCCTGAATACCCGACAGCAAATCGTCACCAATCAATATATCCCCGCGCCGACCCGTTACGTTCGCGCCAACAGCCGTCGCGTGATAACCGCCAGCCTGTGTTGTCATCCACTCGCCCGCAGCCGTCTTGTCAGCACTAATCCCCACACCCGGAAATAATCGCCGATGCTCGTCGCCCTTGATGACGTTACGCACCTTCAGACCAAACGAATCCGACAGCTCCTGCTTGTGTGTCGCAAAGATCACATTCTTCGTCGGGTTCTTCGACAGATAATAGGCCGGGAAGTAATGCGATGCCGCAAACGACTTCCCATGCCCCGGTGGCATTGAAATCATCAGCCGCTGGATCTTACCCTCAGCAACCTCATCCAGCTTATCACAGATCAACTTCAAATGCGGCGGCGGCTTCAACCCACTCACATACTCAATATACGCAGCAAACGACGCCATCGCCTCCTCGCGGGCAACCAGCTCCGCCAGTAAGTCATCGGTCGTTAGGTTATCGTTCATTCCACTTCAGCGGCCATAACGTCGAGACGGCGATCCATCATCGACTCCGCCATATCAAACGCATCCTTAGCATGAAAATAAGGATTCCCTATACTTTCACGCGCACCTATGATCGCCTGCATGGCCAAGCCAGCATACCAATCGCGTAACTCCATATCGCTCTTTCGCATCACTTATCTCCTTTAATCCGCATCAATAACCATAACCGGCTTTGCCCGGTCAGCAACCATCGCACGCAACGTAGCCAGATCCAGATCCTTCGCCGTCACCGTGTGATTGATATTCACCGTCTGATCCATAAACCCTAGCAACTGTGCCTGCGTCTTCACCGCGCTAATCGCACTCGTGAAATTCTTCGCATCCAACGCCCGCTCATGCACAGCCTGCAATTCATCCAAAAACAAATCCCGCGTGTACTCCGCCCGCTCAATCACAATCCCGGAAGACTCAGCCTCCATAACCAAGCGCTGAACCGCAGGTCGCGCAAGCTGCCGATCCGCAACTACCTTGATGTGATATTCCGGATTCGTAATCCCAGCGCGAACACACGCAAGCTCAGCAGGGTTCTTCGACTTTAACGCCCTTAACCGCACATACTCACGCGCAAACACCAAGTCACGATCCTCACGCATCGCAACCTCAGCGTCCTCGCTGATCAGTGAGCCCAATCCAAAACCACCGTCTTCTGTGTCCATATCATCAATCATAATCATCAACCACATTAAATCAATATATAAATTTTTATGGAACCGCAATTATAAACAAAGGGGGTCATATCAGGGGGTAGGGGGTATGAATAGAGGGGCAAATGATTTGGCGCGAAATGTGGGGGAGAGTGGCTGTATATACTTACTAAATGCGCGTCACCCCTGCAAAGTGGGTGGGTGGGGGTCTGGCAGCTGCAGCTGGGGCCGACCAGTCCTCGATCAGCTCCCGTCGATCACATTGCCCTGTGATTTCGAACAAGACCAGGCTCACATCTGGGTGTGATGTATCCGGTTTTCGCCCTGGTGCATTTATGTGATGACATGGGTGTTGACATGCCAGCTGACGCTGATAAGAATTGCAGCGGGCGAGTTGCCCAGCGGGTCGGGCCGTGTCTCCCGTCGATAGTGCAAAGGAAACAAACTATGAAGATCGAACCTAACAGCTGGTTCAGTTACATCCGCCCCGACGAGGTGGCCGAGTGCTGGGAGGGCGTCCTGTCCTCCGGCCTCTACGAACCCTTGTGGCAGTGCGTCGATCTCTACACGGGCCCAAGGCCTGAGGAGAGCGAAGAGCCCTGCGTTGGTCTCAACTGCGTTGCCGACTTCTGGGATCGGTTCTCACCGGACAAGCAGCAGCTGCTCAACCAGCTGGCGGATCGCAACGACCGCTCACCTTGGGCTGATCGCGACATCGTAGCTTTCGATCCGTTCAACTTCTCATAACCCCATCGACCGGCTGCGGAGGCAAAACCTGCTGCAGCCGGTCACAGTTCAAAGGAAACAATACCATGTTAAAGTTCGACAACCTCGCTGCGGCGAACATCCACGCCCACAGCGCAACCTCTGATCGCGACCGGCTGCTCGTGCAGCTGCTCCCCACGATGATCGACCGGATCGTCCAGCTGGAGCTTCAGGTCAACGAGTTCGGCCAGTGGAGAGCCAACGCCGACACCACCGCCATCAGGCTCAACGAGCTCGAGGACGGACTTGGCAAGCTGCACGACCAGACAGTCGGCGATCAGCTGGCCCCGTTTGACGAGCGGGTGCTCGAGGTGCTCGATGTCCGCAGCGGAACCGCCTTCGAACATCTTGAGGCTGAGATCGATGAGAAGCTCTCCGACTTCATCGACAGTTACAGCTTCACCGAAGCCGTGGCCGAGGCGGTGGAGGGATCGATCGGGGAACATGTCAAGCAGAAGCTCGACGACATCCTGTACGATGCGATCATCGACGCAATCGGTGACCCGGAGGACATCGTTCGCAAGGGCCTCCGCTCTATCCTCTAATCGTCCCGGTGGCGATTGGCCCAGCTGGTCGCCACCAACCCTTGAAAGGATCTATCATGATCGAGTCAAAAGAATGTTACCAAGAGTATTGCGCCGAATGCCGTTGGAACGGACAGAGGCCCATGACATGGAGCGAATGGGCAGCCGACCCATACTACCCCAAGGCCGAGGCGCAGGAGCGCCTGACGGAGCTCTGGGAGAACGACACTTGGGATATGTATTGAAAGGAACGAATACCATGACACGCAAAGACTATGTATTGATCGCCGACACCATCGCGCAGCTGAGCCGCGACATCGCCCACGATGAAGGCTGCGCCCTATCCGACACGGGTCGGGCCGTTGCATCAGGCGAACGGGCTGCGATCCAGACGCTCACATTCAGGCTGGCCCACGAGCTGCAGCTGGACAACCCCCGCTTTGATCGGGGTCGCTTCATCGAGGCGTGCCAGCTGGACGCTGAGCGGCTGGCGTGATCGGACACGCGCACCTGTGCCTAGTCGGCATACTGGTGCTGGGCCTGATGATCCTGCACCGCAGCTGAAAGATCGGGGGCCTTCGGGCTCCCTTTTTTTGTCCGCGATCCGACCGCCCCCGCCCTCCCCTTAGGTTGAGATACATAGGAAGGCGCGAACCCCCATTTTTCTGGGATTGATAGACATAGGCTGGCGCGAAATACGACGAACCGCTGATTATGTGCGTTGACATAGCTGCGAATATAATATTTGATGCGCTTGTCATAACGGATGACACAAGAAAGGGACTGAAATGAAGTATATCGATATTACCCCGACATGGGAGCAAGCCGTCCGCATCTACCTACTGGTGCTTGAAGAGGGCTCAGAGGAGGGCAGAGTAACTGCGCGGGAGGAGATACTGCGCCTCGCCCGTCAGTATGATGAATTGATTGCCGACATGAAGCAGGAGGAAGCAGCGTGACCCAAGGAATAGAAACCAAGCACCTAAAGCCCACCAACACCAAGGGCTCCCGCATCAAGGCCACCGCATGGGCTGGCAGTGTCACCATCGGCTACGACTACGCGCTCGATGCCGAGGACAACCACGCCAACGCAGCAATGGCGCTTGCCCAGAAGCTAGGATGGGGAGGCGATTATATCCAAGGCGGCAACGCCAAGGGCAATGGCTACCTGTTCGTAAAGAGGGAACGTTACGCATGACCCACTACATCGGAACAATCTATTTCCTTGGTAAATACCGCCCTCTCTCAGTGGAGGGCGACAACCTAGAAGAAGTAATGATAGAGCTCACTAGACGGGCTCAGGACGCCCCAGAGGAGGTGCAGGAGCGCATTAAAACCCTCTGGCTAGGCATAGACACCAGAAACGCCGGACATAGCATTGAGCACGGCTCCTACGGCGCTTCATGGGTGAAGGCAGACCGACCAGCCTTCCCGCCGGACACATGGGACAGTATGCCACCCTGTCCGAACCTAATTTACAACTGAAATCAGGGGGGCTTCGGCTCCCCTTTTTATTTGCCTCCCCCGACCAACCGCTGGGGTTGAATTACATAGGATGGCGCGACCGCTGATTATCCGAGCCGCCGCCGTTGCTGACATAGGATGGCGCTATCGGTTGAATTTGATAGGAAAGCGCGGGATTTTGGCAATGTCACAGAGAAAACGGCTGATTTCTGCGGGTTTGAGGGTGATTTGTCACAGAATTTCCAAAAATGTCACAGAGTTGTGACAAAAAAAACGGCTGATTTCCGCCCTTTTCTATATATATATCTAAATGTCATGATATTTATATATATATAACCCCCTGATTAAAAAAAAGTGTATACAACTGTATACATAGGGATGGATATATATAGGGATATATATTTACGATTTCCGTGACATTTTTCGGTTTCCTTATATATAACAACGACTTGCTTGTCACAAACGTGTCACACGTCCGATTCGGCCCTATTATTATCGTTATAAATCAATAACTTATTTGTCACAGCTTTTGTGACATTTTGGGCCAATTCCGTGACATTTTGGTATTTTATCAGTTTAATTGATGGATGACGTTTTTTTTGCGATTAGAGCTTGACTATTAATATGACGCTGGCGTAGCGTTGGCATTCGGCTGCAATGTGACGTTGACAGCCTGATGAAATGAGAAAGGGTATTGAAATGACATTATCGTTAGTTGGAAAATCTTCTCCTTGGGGCATCGTGCAGGACGAAGAGTCCGTTGCAGAAGGTATCATTTATGTTTCGACTGCCTCGCATGGCGGCATCTGGGTTGCCCGTGAATTGCTTCCCCGTATCTCGCAGGAGATGAAAGACTATGCGGAATATTGGTCGGGTTCATCGCAGTGGTTTGAGGAGGATTGCGCGGCGCAATGCGTGGTGGTTAGCTTCCCCGAATATTTCCCTGCGGATCAGGTTGAACGCGCATGGGAGACTGTCCGCCGTTATGTGACGAAGGAGGCGGCGTGATGTGGAGGGTATTGGATAATCCGTTTAATCGGGCGTGGTGCGCTGAATTGATTGGCGCGATCTTGGCGGTTGCCCCGTCTTATTGCATTGTCGAAAGGGTTTCGTGATGGCTGAGATGGAATTGAAGATAGGCGGGGAGTATTTCCCCGTCGAATCTAAGGTTGCGCCGCTGTGGTGGCAGGGCAAGGTTTTGTCTTACACGGCCAGCGGTTACGGCGGACGCATTCCCTTGCCTTATATGGTGCATTGGAAAGGCCGTTGGAGGCGTGTTTATGTGGCGCAGTATAGCAACGCTGGGACGGCCTATATCGGTCGGTCTCTGGCGGCTTGTGACGCGATTGTAGAAAGGGTTTTGTGATGACGCAGGGTGAGATAGCTTATCGTGAGGATTGTGCGCGGCGGGGTGTATATCCTGACGGCCAGACGAGGCGCGATTGGTCGCAGTTGGATGATTTGGTGCGCTCGACATGGGAACGGAACCCTACGGCGCGAGATTATGAGGAAGAGGACGTTAGCGAGGCGCTGGGCGCTGGGTATCGCTATCGGGACTATGCAGGGCAGGGAGAAGGCTAATGGATAAGGATACGACATATAACGGATGGACGAATTACGAAACGTGGCGCGTTAATCTGGAGATGTTTGACGCTGATTTTTCCAGCGACAATGAAATGGACGCATATGATCTGGGGCAGAGCATGCGCGAGATGGCGTTGGAGATTGTCGGCCAGCATGGTTCGGGGATCACCTTGGACTATGCGGAGGCGTTTCTGAGCGCCGTGAATTGGTATGAGATAGGTTCGATGAATATCGATGCTTATCGGCCACCAGAAGAGTTCCACTGCCGCAATGGTATCCCGATAGATGATTGTGTTTGTTGTTAGGAGAGAGATGATGGAATATTGGGTTGATATTGTCCGGCGCGAGGTGACGTTTGAGCGTTACAATGTTTGTGTCACGGCTGACAGTCCGGAACACGCGCAAAAGCGGGTGCATGAACATTACATGGGGGATGGCGATGTGCTGACCTATGGCGAGGAATGCACTGAAAATCATGCGAAGCATTTAGAGACTGATGAAAGCATTGTTGTATTCATTGGCGATGCAGAGGAGGCGAAGTGATGGCAACGTATGTTTTTGGCACTGATTTATATGTCGGTGCGGACACTTTGGCGGAGGCCCGTGATGGCCTGTTGGAATTGCTGGCGGATATAGTCCGGCGGAATGATAGCGATGCGTTCTATGTGAAAGAGATGATTTACGAGGAGACGGGCAATGCCGAATTGGTGTGAAAATGTAGTGACGTTTACGGGGCCGCGAGAGAAGCTGGACGCGCTGATTGAGGGCGCTGGCAAAGGGGAATTGCTTAACGCGATCCGCCCAATGCCGGAGAGCGTCTTTCGGGGGAACGTAGGCAGCGCCGAGCGCGATGAGCACGGCTCGAATAATTGGTATGACTGGAGCATTGAGCATTGGGGAACGAAATGGGACGTTAAAGACGTTGACATTGATGACGAGGGCGAGAGCGTAGCGTTTCGTTTCGATAGTGCATGGTCGCCACCTGTTGAGGCGTATCGCTATGCAGAGGAGCAGGGCTTGGCTGTGGCGGCTATGTATTGCGAGACGGGCTTTGACTTCATTGGGCGATATAGTGCGGGTGTTGATATGATTACGCCGATTGAGGATTGCGAGGACGAGGATTTGCGCGATTGTTTCGCGTTTGCGTTTGAGGAGTGGGATGATGAATAAAGATATATTTCGCACAGTGCGCGAGCTGCTGGAGAACCCTGATGAGGTGCTGATGGGTAATGCCGTGAACAATGAAGGCAAGCTGTATGATGACAGTGTTGAGAACCTGACCGCGATCTTGGCGATGGAGGGTCGTTATACGGATATGCTGGCGGCTCTGGAGAGCTTGTTAGCCGATTGCGAAGCCCACGGCCTGACCGACAATGACGCACACTTGCGCGAAGCACGCGCAGCGATAGCTAAGGCGAAGGGAGAGGCATGATGGCTTGGAGAATTGATGGCTGCGCTTCGACGGGCGATTTAGATATATTTGCGGTCGATGAGACGCTGGGCGACTATCGCGTAGCTATGATCGAGTGCGATGATAATACAGTGGATGAACAAGCTGTAATGGCAAACGCACGGCTGATTGCAGCTGCGCCGGAGATGTATGCGGCTCTGGAGCGATTGGTTTACGATTACGCGCACTTCGCAAAAACGAATGATAGCTTCGTGGCCGAGGTTGGCCAGCTCTTGCAGGAGATAGACGGATGAACGTGCGGTTAGAATTGGATTGCAAGGAGGTTGCGCGGTTTGAGTATGGCTCACACGCTATGTGGGCTGCGCTGGCTTTGAGCAAGGAAGATGATCGGCTTTGGACAGTGATAGACGAACGCGAGAGCGCGGTCACGACTATCGAATATCGAAATGGAAAGGCGTATTGATATGGAAAAGTTTGATTTCACGCTGGCATTTTCGGTCATGGCCACTGATCCGGTGGACGCACGGGTGAAGCTGAAGGATTTGCTGAAGGCGATTAGCAAGGAAGAGATTTTGTGGGCGATGCGGCCTGTGAAAGAGGAGAGAGATGATGCGTAGATGGTTAGCGAGTAAATTGTTTGATCTGGCCACAAGGCTAGACTGGGATGGGGCATTGAGTGCCGCGACAGCTTTTGTTCTGGTTTATGGTGGGCCTTGGGCCATGTTGAAGAAGAAGAAGAAGATTGGCCGTCCTCTGGGCAGTAGGGATAAGAAGCCCCGCAAGAACCCTGTCCGCAAGGTGAGGTCATGAGCAGGGAACTGGACGCAGCAGACGCAGACGATCTGTTGGATATGCTCGATCTGATTGTCAATTCGATAGACGAGCACGTTGGCGGTGATGACAGCACGGACATAGACCCGTCGCTGTGGGATGATTACTACAATGCGTTTGATACGCTGGTAGCGTATGGTCGTAGAGAACCGAGGAGGGTGAGATGGATACCGAAGAGCGGTTTATAATTAAACAGATAGTGGGGCGTGCGTTGGACAAGGGATATTTGCTGTCGGTGTTCGACGGCGAGGAGTTTCCTGTCCGGTATAGCGATGACGCTGAAGCTGTGATGGCTGAACTGGGGCACTGCGATGAGGAGTGGCTTCAGGTGGCGAACGCTGATCGCAGGAGGATCGGTTCGATATTTTTTGTCTATGGCAACGACCCGGATGAGGTGGTCTGCGATTACACGGACAGAGCAGAGATCGAGGAGATAGTCGGATGACTGACCATGAAGTAATACTGAAGGCACGCGATGCCTTTAATGAACGTGATAGGGCGGCGCGACAGCTGCAAGAGATTGACGGCGAGATCAGGGGCTTGGTCACTGAGTATAGCTCAGCGGTCAGGGTATGGGGTTTCACATCGGATATGCTTAGGCAGGCGGTTCGTGCGCGTCTGGGCGAAGCTGCCTGATGCTGGGTTATGCTAACCGCTATGATGAGAAGGGGGCGATCCCTTTCGAGGTGGTGGAAGTGATAAGCGGACATGAGCTTGTGCTTCGCGAGATGATTGCTGACTTGAAGAAAGGTTGGCGACCGGCGATGATCATGGGCCATTGCACGAATGAGGAAGAGCAGGAGTGGACGATAGCGTCTGACCCACAAGCATTGACGTTCCGTATCCGGCTGGATAAGCAGGGTAATTGGAAGGATGCTGCGGGTAAGGTGTATCGCACCGAGGCAATCCCGATTCGCTTTCACAGGTATAGTTTTATTGGCGGCGTTTACGACAGCGAAGGTTAGGGCTTGTCAGTTTCGTTTTGCTATGCCAGCATTATAGTTTGTGCGTTTGACGGCGCAATTTAAGAAAGGTATTAACATTATGACCGGAAAATGTGGCGCTGTCCAAGGTTCGCCTAAAAACCACATATCTTCCAGTGAGCGACTCCCTTTCCCCGCCGCTGGTAAGACCGTCAATCTCCGGTCAATTTCTATAAGTGACATCAAGGATCGCCTGAGTTCCACGCACATCGAGGCGCTATGCAAGGCTTGGCTGCCGGATGGTAAGCGACAGGGTGGTTGGTTTGTATCGACCACTCCTTGGCGCACTGATCGCAATGCTTCGCTGGGGGTATCCCTGAGCACTGGGCGTTGGAAAGACTTTGCTACGGGTGAGCATGGCGACATGATCGACCTATCTATGAGGCTATTCGGAGATAGCTTGCACGAAACATTAAAAGGATTCGCAGAGATGCTGGGTATGAACCATGCGTAAGATAGACCTGAGATTGGTCAAGTCCGAGGACATAACGGACACACCGAGCATAGTCACGCCCATGCCGGAGCCTATTGTGGTTCCGCAGAAGCTGAAGAACGCGCTGGGTGGTGAGCCGGATTCGATGTGGATATACCGGATGGCTGATGGCTCTGCCTTTGGTGCGGTGGCGCGTTGGAACCCTGAGGGTAAGCGCAAAGAGATTAGGCCGATTATCTGGGACGGCAAAAAGTTTATCACTTCAGGCTTTGGGCCGCAGCGACCGCTGTATAACAGCGATATGATTGCGTCTGCGCCGAATGCGCCAGTGCTGATTGTCGAGGGTGAGAAGGCAGCTGATGCAGCGCCGCAGTATTTGCCGGAGGGCTGGGTCGTGGCGACATGGCAGGGCGGTGCGAATGCCGTCGAGCAGACCAACTGGGACATACTGGAGGGGCATAGCGTTGTTGTCTGGCCGGACAATGACGGAGCTGGGGCTCAGGCTGCGATTGAGATTCAGAACATTCTTGCGCGTCATGCTGTGCCTGTCTCGATTGTAGGGCTTAGTCCGGCGTTCCCTGATGGCTGGGATTTAGGTGACGATTTGCCAACCAAGGTGAAGCCGGAGAACATTACTGGGCTGCTGCGTAGGGAATTGAAACGCGCCGCTGTTGCTGTGTATGATGCGCCAGCCAAAGAAGCCGTTGATCATGATGAGGATGTGGAACGGGAGTGGCGACCGCTGGGCTATGATAACAATAAATATATGTTGCAGACGCAGCATCGAGGGCAAGTGGATGTGTTCGATCCCGACCGCCTGATGAGCCAGAAGGGCTGCATAAATATCTATGGCGATATAACGCACTGGGGTGGCCAGCAGGGCAAGCCTGACGGGAAAGGCGTTGACTGGATACAGGCTGGGGTCACGATCATGGATAGTTGCCACAAGCTGGGTGTTTATGATCCCAAGCGATTGCGTGGGCGCGGCATTTGGATTGACAAGGGGGAAGATGGTGTTGATCGGGCCGTGATGAACGCTGGCAGTAAACTGGTGGTAAGCAGGTCTGGAACTGAGACGCGAGAGATTCCGTTTGTGCGCTTTAAGAGCCGCTGGATTTATCAGAAGAACTCTGATTTGATTCTAAACATTGATGATTACAATGAGCGGGCCAGTGATGACGATGGTCGGATGATCCGGGAGTTATGCAACAAAGTGCGCTGGGATGCGCCTATCTATGGCGACTTGCTGGCTGGCTGGATTGCTACAGCTGTTGTCTGCGGTGGTCTGCAATGGCGAACACACGCTTGGGTCACGGGCAATCAGGGGTCTGGTAAGTCTACGATTGTGAATGAGATTGCTGGCGCTTGCCTTGGGGACTTGGCTATCTATCCGCTGGGGGCAACGACCGAGGCTGGTATTCGGCAACTGGTTCGCAATGATGCTATGCCCGTGGTGTTCGATGAGAGCGAGAGCGACAGCAAGAATAAGATGCAGAATGAGGCGCGGCGGCAAGCGGTGCTTGATCTGATGCGTCAGGCTTCGAGCGAGGGGCGTGGCCGTATTCTGAAGGGTTCAGCGAACCATAACGCACAGGCGTTTACGATGCGGTCATCGTTCCTGATGTCATCTATCGGCGTTGGTCTGAAGGAAGCAGCTGACCTTACAAGGACGGCGGTGCTTACGATTAAGCCGCTGGACAGTTACAGCCATGACGAGCGGAAGAAGAAGGAGCAGGAGTTTAAGGACTTCCTGAGCCTTGCATCGGAGATTCCACGGGAGATGCCACAGCGCTTGGTTGCGCGGCAGCTGCACAATCTGTTTACGCTGCGTCACAACGTGGAGATTTTTAAAGAGACGATTGCCGTCATGCTGGCGAACCGCCGTATTGGTGATCAGCTGGGGACGCTGATGGCCGGATGCCATAGCCTGTATAGCACGAAGCGGTTAGACCTAAAGCAGTGCGAGAAATACCTAAACACGGTGAACCTCGATGAGTTCATGCAGGTGAAGTCAGAGCGCGAAGATGTCGCCCTGCTGCATCACATTGTGGGAAGCATGATACGGGTGGAGACTGTTCACGGTGCGCAGGAACGGACGATTGGTGAGCTGCTGATAGTTTGTTTTACCCGCGATGATACAACGGACGTTCGGTTGAAGGTAGCGGAGGCGACTCTTAGCCGTTATGGGATGAAGATCGAGCGTGAACACGGGAGTGTTACGGGTGTATGGATAGGCCAGAGCATCCAGTCTATGAACCGGATTATGCAAACGTCTGTCTATTTTGAGGGTTGGTCTGGCGTTTTGTTACGTCATCCATATGCAAAGAAAAGCATAGATAGTGTTCGCTTCGGTGGAGCAACGTCACGGGCAATCTATCTACCAAAACAGGAATGGCCAGTAGGACTATGGGAATAAAGAACAAGCACGAAGGCACTGAATTGGCCTTCAGAATCATCAGGGATTGGCCGGACACCACGCTTTTAGGCAAGCGTCCGCATCACTTAGCTGCTGCGTTTGGCATTAGCTTGGATACTGCTGAAAGGCTGTTGAAAGAGGAGCGTCGCAAGCGTAACTTCTAAGTTGAATTACTTGGATTAACGTGTAGTATTTATAAAGATAACCGGAGAATGATATGAACTTTGAAATTGAAGATGAACATGCGATCCCCGCTGCGCGTCAGCACAATGGTCGCCGTGAGAAATACCCTTGGTCGCAGCTGGACATAGGCCAGAGCTTCTTTGTTAAAGGTGGCGTGCTTCGCTCGATGAGCAGCACTGCGTCACATGCGGGTCGCCGCAACGGCAAGAAGTTCATTGCTCGTGATGCTGAAGGCGGCATTCGAGTTTGGCGATATGAATGATATAGTCGAAGCAATGGACATTGACGGACAACTGTATGTGTCCGGTCAGAATCTTCCGCAGTTTCTTGAGCGTGCCACTGAGCGTGGCGCGGAGATGGAGCGGCTCAGGATTATGGAGATCATCCAAGAACGCATCGACGTTCACAGCAAATTTATTAATTTCTGCATGGATAATGATGTGCGGGTAACGCCGAGTATCTTTACCGCCGTCATGGAATTGCGTGCGCTGTTGCGGAAAATATGATGCCGATATTAGTATGGACGTTTGAGAAAGGATAAGGACATGGTTGAAATTATTGCGGCAATAAGCGTGTCTGCGCTGGCCTACTTTAGCTACATGCTGGGTAAAGGGAGCGCGGACGGGAATGTTCTCACCCTCAAACGCGAGAACGAGATACTCAATGAAAAGCTTACCCGTCTTACTGGCCGCGATGAGCGTGGCCGTTTCAAGGGGGGCAAGTAGTGCCGCAACGGGTATGGACACCTGAGAAGGACGCGCAGCTTCTAGAGTATTATCAGCAAGGGCTAAGGCCAACCTACATGGCGGAACAAATGGGGCTGACGATTGCTTCTGTGGAATGCCGCTACAGAAAATTGAAGAAGGAGAAAAACCAGTGAAGTATATTGCATTCGCAGCCATTGTTGCTGCATCGACATCGACCCCTGCTAACGCCAGCCCATCACTGGCTATCTGCCATAAGCCGTATGCCTTGTGCGCCAGTAGCCCGACCGTAATCATTCCCGGAGAGACGGTGACTGTCAACGGTAAGAAGTTTCAGGCGGGTGTGTCCGTTTGTCCTGTCCTCAAGGGGCCAAGCATTGCTGACCTGAACTTAATGGATGGGTCGTGCGCTTCGCCAGACTTGACAGACAAAACCGTCTGGTCGCTGTTCAGTAACGTGCAAAGCTACCCGCAATTACCTGACTGGAAGGTGCTACCATCCGTCAAGCGCACCTTTATCACCAACGCCAATGCTGGTGGCGGCATGAGCAACATGTGG